GTTTGTTATAATGAATTGGGATAAAGAAAAACCCTTCTCCGGTGGGGATGCCGTGGGTTGGGATGAGGGTTCTGTTTAAATGCCAGGGAATGATTCTTACACAAAACTTTTGCTTCACATGAATGGAACGGATGCGTCAACTGTATTCAAGGATAGTAGTCTCTCAACTCGTACTGTAACTACTGTTGCTGACGCCCAAATGATTAAACGGAAAAAAGCTGTTTTGACTATCGCTATTGGCCCGGATTATCATCGTATAGGGCAATTAACGCATCCAATATTAAGAAAATACGCAAAAAAGATCGGTGCAGAATTTGTTGTTATAAATAAAAAGTTTATTTCACAAACAACCCCTCATTGGGAAAAATTTCAAATTTTTAATCTTCTTGAAAAATATGAGAGGATTCTTTATCTTGATAGTGATTTAATTATAAGAGATGACTGTCCAGATTTGTTCAAAATTGTTCCACCAGAAAAACTTGGTGTTTTTAATGAAGCCCCATTTACGGATCGTAGTAAGGAATTAATGATTGATATTTGTAAACAATATGGGGAAACTTTACAATCTTGGAACGGCAAATATTATAATTCTGGTGTTATGGTAATTTCACAAAAGCATAAATATATGTTTAGGAAACCCGAAAAAGAAATTTTTAGTTTTTATGAACAAAGTTATTTGAATATGATTATTGCTAAGGAAAATATTGATGTTTATGAACTTCCACATAAATTTAATCGTATGACTTGTGTTGATTGTGTAACAGGAGAGGAACGATATGATTCTTACATTATTCATTACGCGGGTTATCCTTCTTTGGCAATCGTATTGGAACTAATTAAAAAAGATCTTTATAAGTGGAAAAATGATAAAGGTAATTATGTTTATAAAAAACATATTTATGTGAGTGTTTCGGGGGGTCTAGGGGATCAAGTAGGTGCGGAACCGGCTGTCAGATTTATGCGAGATAAATTATATCCGCATGATGAATTTGTTATTGCTACACATTTTCCAACTATTTTTAAACATCTTGCGAATGGTAATGGGACAAGAATTGTGGAGCATGGGAAAGCGGATTTAAATAATGATACTCCTTATTTTATTACTGAAACTTTGAAAAGTCCTAAAAGTATCCAATGGGCTGTTTGTTCTCATTTAATGTCTCATATGTTGGATTATTCATCTATTTGTTTAATGAAAAGAACACTTCCAGTTGTTGATAGGCAAATCAAGATAGATTTAAAATTGGATGAAATGAATAGAATGTTTGATATTACTGGACGTACCAATTTTGATTCTATGATTGTGATACATCCCGGAAGACATTGGCAATCAAAGACGTTTCCAGTAGAATATTGGCAACAGATTATTGATGGGCTAGTAAAAGCCGGGAAAGATTTGTGTATCATTGGTCTTGATTCTCCTGGTGATCCTCCTGATTTTATAGCGGGGTCAAGGGGAACAGTGGATGTCATATGCCCAAAAGGGGCTATTGATTTGAGGAATAAATTAAGTTTAGATCAAACTTTGGCTCTACTTTCATTGTCTAAAGTTTTAATTTCTAATGATTCTGCTCCAATTCATTTGGCCGGGGCTTTTGATAACTGGATTGTTCTTCTGCCTTCGTGTAAACATCCAGATCATATTTTGCCTTGGCGGAATGGCAGTCCGTCTTATAAAACGATGGCGTTATATAAGAGATTAGTTATTGATGATATTGATAGTAGTCCAACACGGCTATATGAGCAGAGTGCGGATGTAGATGTTCCAGATTGGTCTAAATACTTATTAGAGTCTGATGGAGTAGTTAGGGCAGTTTTAGAATTACAGTAAAATAGGGGAAATATTTAAATGGCAGCACCAAATCATACTTCAGGGGCATTAAAAAGTGACGGATCTTTATGGACATGGGGACGAAATGGTAGCGGTCAACGTGGGGATGGTACTAGGACTGATACATCCTCACCTGTTTTGGTAATTGGTAGTCATAACTTTAAGGAATTTTCTGGGGGGCATAATTTTACTGTAGCAAGAAAAGCAAATGGGGAAGTTTGGTCTTGGGGGTTAAATACACATGGGGAGTTAGGAGATGGAACTACAGAGAGTAAGTCTTCTCCAATTCTTGTAATAGGTGGTCATAGTTTTGTAGAAGTTTCAGGTGGATATACTCATTGTTTGGCAAGAAAAGCAAATGGGGAAGTTTGGTCTTGGGGGTTAAATACATATGGGGAGTTAGGAGATGGAACTACAGAGAGTAAGTCTTCTCCAATTCTTGTAATAGGTGGTCATAGTTTTATTCAAGTTTGTGGAGGTTATTGTTATAGTACAGCGTTAAAAGCGGACGGCTCTGTTTGGACTTGGGGATATAATGGTGTAGGGCAACTTGCCGATAACACTATAACTGATAGGTCCTCTCCGGTTCTTGTAGTAGGAGGGCATAGTTTTGTAGAAATCTCGGGGGGGATGTTAACTACTCTTGCAAGGAAAGCTAATGGTCAAGTCTGGGCTTGGGGTAATGGAGCATACGGTCAACTTGGGAATAATGCTAATGATAAAGTATCCTCTCCAATTCTTGTAGTAGGTGATCATTCTTTCACTCAAATTTCATCTGGATATTATTTTAATACAGCTAGAAAAGTAGATGGTTCTATTTGGGCATGGGGACTTAATAGTTATGGCCAACTTGGAGATAATACTGTAACTCATAGGTCTTCTCCAGTTCTTGTAGTAGGTAGTCATGTTTTTGTTGAGCTTGAAACGACACAATATGCCCCATTTGCTAGGAAAGAAAATGGGCAAGTTTGGGGTTGGGGAGAAAATAGTGAAGGTGGTGTCGGAGATGGTTCTCTTACCACAAAGTCTTCCCCAGTTCTTGTGATAGGCAATCATAGTTTTGCAGCTTTAAAAACATTGTATTCTGCGGGTGTGGATTTGATCGTTGCCGATGGCACCCAGGGCCAAGCAGTAAATAACGAAGTTTTAACTCAGGTTCACAATATTGCCGTAGCTGGTGGTGTTCAGACGCAGGCAGTTGGGAATGCAGTTCTTACTCAGGCGCACATTTTAACTCTGGCTGATGGTCTTCAGGGGCAAGCAGTCGGAAATGTGGTTTTGACCCAGGCCCATAATCTGGCCGTCAATAATGGTCTTCAAGCCCAGACGGTCGATAATGCGGTTTTAACTCAAGCCCATCATCTTGCGGTAGCCGATAGCAATCAAGGGCAGAGCGTTGGCAACGTCCTACTCACCCAGGCCCATACCCTGACGGTGGCAAGTGGGGCACAGGCCCAAGCGGCTGAAGATGTGATTCTTACCCAAAATCATAATTTGGCCGTTGCTGGTGGAGTCCAGGCCCAGGCCGTTGGAAATGTCGCACTGACTCAGGCCCACAATCTAGCCGTGGCATCTGGCCTGCAATCGCAGGAAGTTGACAATGTTGATTTAGATCTGGCCACGTTTCTTATTGTAGCCGATGGAACGCAGGGCCAATCCGTCAATGCTGTTGTACTCAGTCAGGTTCATAAGCTGACCGTGGCAAGTGGAGCGCAGGCTCAGACGGCTGAAGATGTGATTCTTACCCAGAATCACAATTTAGCGATCGCTGGCGGCTCTCAGGCGCAGGCAGTTGGGAATGTCGTTTTAACAACAAGCGCTCCCCCAACGTCTCCGATTAAGATTTTGTTGGTATCTGGCAATGTGATCATTCCGTTTTATTAAATCTTTTTGGAGGAATAAATCATGGCAGCGAATACAGTAACTTCAACTACTGGGGTGGTTTCTGGAACCGATCCGTCCCTTGTTGCGACATTCAAAATTCACTATATACAGAAGGCAGTATTTCTGTATGTGGACTATACCAAGGGTAACGGAGCCAACCCAACAATGACCATCGGTTTTGTTAATCCGAAGGTCCACGCTTCTACCATATTTCAGCAAACTCTTTTTGCCACGGCGAACATGGCGGCCGTAACTGCCACCTTCACGGCCACCGGAAAATTCCGTTTTGAGTTAAAGCCGTCGTTGCAGGAAACGCAACTGGTAGCAACTTTTGCGTTTTCTACGGGAGATACCCAGGCCATCATCTGCAATATGGTACCAGAATAAAATGTAAGAGGATATTTTGATGCCACCTGAACAATGCCAATTCAGAGTCAGCAAGGAAGACTTTTTAAACCTTCCACAATCGGAACAGAACTCGCTTATTTACTCGTGTCTCATGGACATGCAGGAAAAGATTGATTGGAAGTGGAAGAAGATTATGGGTATTGGTGCCATTGCCGGGTTTATTGGGGGTCTCTTTAACGGGTTGGTAATTAAGGTGTTTGGACTTCCGCGGTGGTAAAATGGACGATTTGGATTGGCGCCTCGCAGATAAATTAATCGCCGTGAGTTTGTGGCTTAATCGGGCCATGGCCAAATATCGGGACATTCCGGGCTATGATCTCATGTGCGCAAGCGGCAACCGGGCCATGGCCGAAGCAAGCCTGGCCATCCGAGATGCTAATCGATTGATGTCTTTAAAAATTGATGGGCAAAAAACAGAATGCAAAAAGCAAGAGACTTATCCTATCAAGAGTTCGGAAGATTAACTGCGATTGCCCAATCAGACAAAAGTGATAGGGCTCGTAATAAGTATTGGCATTGTTACTGCGCCTGTGGTGGTAGGAGAAAAAGATGGGCACAATGCAACCAAGTGACATGATCACCGCGAATTTTTCTCGTTCCGAAGTCGCCTGCAAGTGCTGTGGCATATGTCTGGTGAGTATGGAACTTATGTGTAAATTGCAGGTGGCCCGAGACCAATATTTTGCGGTTTTCAAAGAAGGGTTAAATCTTAACTGTGTGTGTCGCTGCCCCAGACACAATGCCGAGGTTGGGGGCAAGCCGGATTCGGCCCACCTGACAACGGAAAAGAAAGTTGGCGAAGCCGCCGACATTTCCTGTACGGATTCTCACAAGAGATTCGTTTTGCTGGGCCTCTTGCTGGGGCAATTTAACCGTCTTGAGGTGGCCCCGGGCTGGCTCCACGCAGATGTGGCCAGAGACGAGAATCATCCGCAACAAGTGGTGTTCTTAAAATAACAAGGGAGGGAAGACCATGAAAAGATTTTTGTCCGTGATTTTGATTCTGGTGTTTGTGTTGTGCGGGGGTTCGTTTAATTGGACTTGGGCACAGGAGAAGTCCGCTCCTCCTCCAAAATACGGAAGCGTCATTCTTCCAAATCACATCCGCCTTGACGGAAAAGTTGCTAACATCTCTATCCAAAAAATGGATTACGAAAGCACTCGCCGGGATCTGCAAATTCTCGACCGGTATGCTTATGACACTCTGGTAGTGGACTTGTATTCCTTTGGGGGAAGTCTGTTCGACGCCATGGGGATTATCTCCCTTTTTAATATTGTCCAGAATGAAGGAAAAATTGTAGAGATGCGAGCCCACAGCATTATTGCATCGGCGGGGCTTCTTGTTATGCTGAGTGGATCCCCGGGACATCGCTTCATTGATAAGTACGCTATCGTGATGTTTCATGAGATGTGGTCACTCAAATTTTTAGCAATCGAGACACCTTCTTCTAAAGAAGAGGAGGCCGTGATCTTTAGAAAAATTCAAGACAACGTAAACTCTTACATCGTGGCGAAGAGCAAAATTTCCAAGGAAGAATTGAATACGAGGATTCGCAGCAAGGAATTTTGGTTGACTTCTGCGGAAGCTATCCAGTACGGTTTTGCGGATGGGGTGATTTGATGGGACTAGATCTTACAGGTATTGGATCGATTGCCAATCTGGCCGAATCAGCAATCAACAAAATTTGGCCGGACAAAACCGAGGCGGAAAAGAATAAGTTTCTGCTGCTAACCCAGGAGCTTACACAGAGCTTCCAGGTAGTGGTGAAGCAGATCGAAGTAAACATCGAGGAAGCCAAACACGAGTCGGTGTTTGTGGCAGGCTGGCGACCGGCTATCGGCTGGGTTTGCGGAGCCTCCCTAGCTTACAACTACGTCCTTCAACCTTTCCTCGCTTGGTTGCTGAATGTTGTCGGCGTCGTCAACAATATGCCCGCCCTCGACATGGGCGAGTTAATGACGCTGTTGCTTGGCATGTTGGGCCTTGGGGCTTTGAGAAGCTATGACAAGACCAAGAATGGCGTCGCGAAAAGTGGATAAAGGAAAGTAATGAAGTAAAAATTATCGCGAGGTGGAGCAGCCTGGTAGCTCGTCGGGCTCATACCCCGAAGGTCGCCGGTCCAAATCCGGCCCTCGCAACCAGTTCTTTGAAAATTAAATAATCGTATTGGGTTTTCTGCGGCCCGGCCAGGCCAAGGAGACGCAAGAATAAAAAAGGGCAGAGTACGGTGCCTACTCCACTGTACTTCTGCCCTTTTTTATTGCCCAAAATTAAATCCCCGCCCTCATATGTTGATGGCGGGTTTAACCCCAACCCCGAGAAGAAGACCCGAGCCAGGGCTCTTCCGGGCATTCCCGGCGAACACCCGCAAGGACTCGCAGAAAGGAAAATTAAAATGGCAAGATTACCAAGAGCAGTTGAAGAACAAGGAAGACGGGCAGACGAATTACTGAAGCAATTTGGAGTGTCGCAAAACCAACCACCGGCTGTGACACCTCCCGGGATCACCGACCCCCTGGCGGCTCCCCCCGTAGCTCCCGCACCCGCTCCTGTTACTCCGGACCCGGCGGAATACGTCAATGCCAATCAAGACAATTTTCCCCCGGCTCCCGCGTTGCAAGCGCCACCGGAGCCAGTGACGCCAGCACCGCCTATACCGGTCCCTGCGGCCTGTCCCGAATGCGACAAGAACAAACAGCGGTACAGCGTGTTGCAGGGAAAGTATGACGCGGAGGTTCCACGGCTTACTTATCGGATGCAATACCTGGAGAACCAGATCGCCGACCTGAATGCGCAGATAGCCAATACGGCCATACAACCGGCCATGACGGCGGCCGTTACCACGCCGGCAACCCCGGCAACGTCGGTATTCAGTGAGGCGTTAAAGTCCAGCCCCGACGAGACCATAAAAAACTTCAGGGAGAACTTTCCGGACGTTTTTGGTCCCATGTCAAAGATCCTGGACGATTTCGGTACTCAACTAACCAAGAAATCAGACGAGAAGATCGCTTCTATTGAGAAAATCAATTCCAATACGAAGCAGGAAACTTTTTCTAGGACCATCGCCGATATGCACCCCGACTGGGAGACTATTTGCCAGGGAGATCCACGATGGCCAGTCTGGTTGAGCAAAACCGACACCTATGGGTTGTCAAAACTCATGGCCCTACGAACTGCAAGCGCAAAGTTCGATCATCAGGTAGTGATTAATCTGCTATCCGATTTCAAGAAAGAAATGGCCGTGCCTCCTGCGCAAGTATTAACTCCGGCTCAAAATCCCAATGCCCGGTACGTCGCCCCCGGAAGTGGTCCATCGGGGCCCGGGGCGGTAAGCCAGCAAAATCAGGGACCAGAGCCCGTTGCCAGGAGCTTTATTCGGAAATTTTCTCAGGACGTTGTGACCGGAAAATATCGAGGCAAGGAGGCGGAACAAAAAGTCATCCAAGCCAAAATAGACGCCGCCGTATCGGCCGGGAAGATCCTGAACAAATAAGCTCCCCTAAGAAGGAGAATTATCAATGTACCCCGTAACTGGTGGACATCCGATTTATAACGCTTCAGGAACATCAATGTTTATCCCTTAACCACCTTGGGGATAAGAAATTTGCTAATGAATTTTGGAGGTGTGGTCAGCAAAACTTCTGATTAAGTTTTATTCAGCTTGTGTGCTGGCCGACATTAGCAACACGGATTAACTCGTAGTCCGTGAAAAATCTTCTCTAATTGACTTGAAAACCCAGGATGTGGGCAACAAGGCGGAAGCCCAATGGGCACCGTGAGAGACTAAACGAGAGGACGCCATTATGGTGATGCGATAGTCCGAACTGCATGAATAAATAAAGATGCAGAGGCGACAGAAATGACCGCCCGCCCGCAAGGGTCATAAAGTAACAGGTTGTATGAAGGCGAAATCCGGGGGATAGGTGATAAAGTTCACATCAGAACCACCCCCGACATCACGATCAGCGATTATAGCATCGGGATGAATTTGACCTATCAGCGTCCCGAGAGCCCTTCTGTCGAGTTGACCATCGACAAAGGCAAATATTTTGGTTTTACCTGTGACGACATCGTTCTCCACCAGACCGACATTCGGCTGATGGATGATTGGTCAAACGATGCGGGCTTCCAGATGAAGATCTCGGTTGACCGCGATATTCTGACTGGAATGGTGGGACAGGCCCATGCTCAGAATAAAGGCAATGCGGCCGGCCGTATTTCCGCCGATTTCCAGTTGGGCGCCTCCACGGCCCCCCTGCAGTTCACTAAGGAAAACGCCCTTGATATCATCGTGGACTGCCGTACCGTTCTCGAAGAGCAGAATATCCCCACGGAAGACCTGGCCTTGGTCCTTCCCGCGTGGGCGGTTGGGCGGATCAAAAAGTCCGATCTGAAAGATGCCTCCCTGACCGGAGATGGTAAATCAGTTCTCCGAAATGGAAGAATAGGGAATATCGACAACTTCACGATTTTTTCCAGCAACCTGCTCTATTCGGTGACGGATAGCGGGACCAGCACGACCTGTTGGTACGCCTACTTTCTTCACAAGTCCGCTCTGACTTTTGCGGCTCAGTTGACCAAGATGGAAAGTCTGCGGGCGGAGAGTACCTTCGGAGACCTGGTCCGTGGCCTGAACGTGTACGGATACAAAGTCCTGAAGTCTGCGGCCATGGGCGAACTGTACCTAACCAAGTAAACAACTTTCGGCCCCTACGGAGGGGCTCAATTCCTCACATAGGAAAGGAGATTTTCTAATGGCAGCTTTTACTGTTAGCAAAGTGGCAAATGATGGTTATAGCCTGAGTTGGCCAGGTAATAAATTAACCGTCCTTCGCAAGAGGGTTGATTTCAGCGTGGCCGCGAATAACCTGGCCCAGAATGGGATTATGGGTATCTTCAAGGTTCCGGCCGATTGCTTCGTTCTCAAATTCGGCATGAAAGTAATCACGGTGGACGCCGACATTGAGACGAGTGGTTTACTGGGTGTCTATACCGAAACCGCCGCTGGCGTTATTACCGTGGTAGATGCTGACGGCTATGGAGTTACCGGTCAGATTTTGACTGTTGCCGGCTACGTGGCTTCGGATGTTGACGCTGCTTTCAACTCTGGAGGGGCAGATTCTTTCCACCCCTTGGCGGACAATTCGGTCCTTACCTTTACCAATCTTGATAGCGCCACCGTCGATGCGGCTGTGGTCGATTTCTATGCGGTCCTGGTTGATGTGAGTGGGTACTCCCAGATCACCACTGGCGGAACCGGAAGTTACACCACGTAATTTCTGATTGCCCACGTAACTCAGTTGGTAGAGCGGAGTTTTGTAAACTCCTGCGCGTGGGTTCGAGGCCTACCGTGGGCTCCAAGACCCCGGGGAGATTATCCCCGGGGATTTCTAAACCGTAGGCGGCCGGGAAGCACAGACGCGCTGAATAACCGAAGGAGAAAATTTCAATGAGAAAAGAACTGTTTAGTATCGGAGAGTTGACCGTCGATAGCATCATTGGCGGTGGAGTCAGTCCGTATGTTCGTCGGACCGGTTACCTTGATCCGACAAATGGAACGGATGGTAATACCGGTAAGTCTATTGCCAAGCCCGTGAAGACTTTGGCGAAAGCCCGATCCCTCATCACAACAGGCAAAAACGACAGAATTATCCTACTTCAGAATGCCAGCTTAGCGGGCGTGAGCAGCGGAATAAGTCTCGCGGCCGATCCGGCCTTCACAGAGAACATGTTTAGCCTGATCGGTTCTGGCCCGGGCATGCAGGGAATGCGTTCCCGTATCGGTATGGCCTCAGATTATGGGGTTGTTGGCTCGGGCTATGCAATGATCAACGTGGGGACTGCTGGAGCCAGTGGTACTACGGGTGTAGGCAATCTATTTGCCAACCTATACACCATGCACGGATATTCCACAACGCACGTGACGCACGTTGGGTGGCTGATTAACGGAAATTACAACACCTTCAAACGGTGCCATTTACACGGTCCGAACAGCACGGGTCTGGCCGGAGATGCTTCCTATCAGGGTGTTCGTGTTGTTGGCACGGGCTTCCAGCTTTTCGAGGATTGCACCTTTGGCAATCTTTCGGTTGCCAGAAGTTTGGGCAACTGTAATGTGGCTCTTGGGGTGGGGACATGTACCCTATTCCGGAATTGTACCTTCCTGGCCTATCTTGGAGCCGACACGCCGTATTTCGTGCAGGTGGAGAATACTTCTGGATTGACGGAGGTAGCGTTCGAGAATTGCAAGTTCTACGCCATGTCTTCTAGCATGAACACGGCGATGGCCGAAGCGATCAAATTAACCGGGTCTGCTACTTGCCGTGTGTACCTGGATCCTCTATGCGCCTTCGATAATGTGACCCTGCTTACGGCGGATGCCACGAAGGCGTATGTGCGTGTCCCTGCTTCTTACACCGCAACTGCCAATGATATGTTGCGCATGATTACTTCCTAACCTTCGATTAACCCTAGCAATTCAGGGGGGTTATATGCCCCCCTGAAATTATGTAACCAAAAGTTAAAAAACCATTGACAAGTTTAAACCGCCGGTGTATGATCTTATAAAATTTATTGGGGGGTGACAAATGGGCGAAAACGGGAATAAACCGGAAGAGAAACCAGTGCAACTACCCGTTGCACAACCGGAAGAAAAGAAAGATCAGACACTGTCTGATGAATTGACTCCGGAGAAGATCAAGACCCTCGATGGAAGCGTCCGCGCCAATCTCTGTGCCCTGGAAATTAATGACTCTTTAAAGAAGTTTAACTGCATTTTTAATCCCATTTTCAAGGCGGATAACCAGGGCCATCATATTTTGGTGAACATTTCCGGAATGTCCTACGCAGACACGATGATTCCCGTAATCAATCCGTTTATGTTTAACGCATAAGGGGCCACAAAGGGGCCAAGATGACTTTAGCCGATTTGATTTTGGAAGCTCGTGCAAATCTCGACGATCTCATTTCTCCGTATCTTTGGAGCGATGCAGATCTCTTATCCTATATCAATCCGTCCATCGAGACGATCTGCCAGGCGGCATATCTTATCTACGATGACTATTCGGATTTTACCATCATCAAGATAACGCCAGGTATACCTTATTATGCCAAGGATCCACGCATAATCCGTGTTCGCGAAGCTCGCCTTGATAGTTCCCGCTATCCTCTTGCGTGGCGTACCCGGGATTGGTTGGAGAACCATTATCCCACCTGGGCATCTGCCGGGGCCGGACATCCTCAAATAGGCTGTGAGAACATGCGTACTGGCTATATCCGGCTGATTCCAACTCCGACTGCCAAACTTACATCTGGAGAACTATCCATCACTTTCGCCAATTCTGGAAAGACGATTACTCGGGGTGGCGGTTCGTTTGTCTCCGATGGATTCATCGTTGGAGACAAGATCACTACGGATTCGGCAAACAACCCAGGGCCCTTTTACATTACCACCGTTTCGGCCCTGGCCATTACCTGCTCGGCGGCAACATTTGTTAATGAGACCGCGACCAAGACCATCTCGGCTTATGACACGATGAGACTGATGGTCTATCGACTTCCCCTCACGCCCATGTCCCTTTCCGACCTGATCGCAAGCCCAGAGTTCGAATTAAAGTACCACAAGTACCTGAAACACGGAATTCTTGCTCGGGCGTACCTGAAACAGGACAATGAGGCCTACGACATCCAGAAGGCAGAGTATCATCGTCAGCAATTCGAGGGATCGGACGACGGAAAGATCGAAGGTGATGTGAAAAAAGTGTTTAATCTTACCCAACTTGCAATTCAAACAGCCGAAACGGTTGGAGTGAATAAGGCGTTCTGTTGATGGATGGTTTAATCGTTATTATTATTTCTTTAGTGGCCCTGGTAGTAGTGGGGTTTTGGGTCGAATAGGGCGTTCTGTTAAATGATTTTAAGATCAAATAGTCTTCAAATTCCGTTAAGAGATAAATCAGTTCATTGTGTGGTCACGTCTCCGCCCTATTGGAGCCTCCGTGATTACGCAGTCAACGGACAGCTCGGGCTTGAGAAAACACCCGAAGAGTACGTCGAGAAAATGGCCATGGTATTCCGGGAGGTATGGCGAGTGATGAAACCGGAGGCTACACTTTGGCTAAATATGGGGGATTCTTATAACGCCGCCGGGAGAAATGGTCACGGAACACGCATTGGCTGCAAACAGATGACAAACCGGGCTTCTGCTTGTGGCGATGATCACAACCGCTCGACTTCCCCCGGCCTTAAGCCTAAAGACCTCTGTGGTATTCCCTGGCGCCTTGCCTTCGCTCTTCAGGCCGATGGCTGGTATCTACGATCGGACATCATATGGGCGAAGCCGAATCCCATGCCGGAGAGCGTCACCGACCGGCCGACCAAGTCCCACGAATATGTTTTCCTGCTATCGAAGCAGCCCAGCTACTTCTTCGACCAGGAGGCGGTGAGGGAGAAAAGCATTACCGGAGATCCCCGAAGGCCATATACTTCCGAGGGTGCATGGCAGATGGATGGACGCCCCAAAGAACAAAGACATGGCGGAGAGGTACGCATTGGGTGTAGAAAAGAATTAAGAAGCGGCATTGAATCAAGGCACCGATGCGCTATTGATGGCGGCCAATCAATGCAGGCAGAACCAAATGGGGGCCGCAACATCCGCACCGTCTGGAATATCGCTACCCAACCCTTCCCCGAATCCCACTTCGCCACATTTCCAGAAGAACTCGCCCGCCGATGTATCCTCGCCGGAACATCCGAGAAAGGCGTCTGCCCGAAGTGTGGGGGGCCGTGGGTGAGGGTGCTGGAAACCCAAAAGGCCATTTCAAAGACATGTCCCAAAGAACAGGCAAGCCACGAAGCGAGGGGTGGAACCGGAGAACATACCGGGACGGTAGGGAAAAGTGGAAGTGGAAGGATTGATGGATACACCAAAACCCTCGGCTGGAAACCCTCCTGCAAATGCGGTCTTGATCCGGTTCCGGCGGTTGTCCTCGACCCCTTCGCTGGCAGCGGTACGGTCGGGATAGTCTGCGCGAAGTATCGCCGAAATTTCATCGGCCTGGACCTGAAAGCGGAATATTGCCAGATGGCGAAGAAGAGAATTTACGAACAACCACCGACGATGATTTAAGGATATTAAATGTACCAAAAAATCCTAACAGTCAAAGAGCTTCTTGGCCTAAACAACGTCCTTCCCCCGGAGCGAATACCACCCGGAGGAAGGGCGTTCCTTACCGTGGCCCAGAATCTTGACATTGATGATACCCACAAGGGGACCATAAGGGGGGGGTATGCTGATCCGACATATCGTGGCAGCGGTATTCATAGCATGTTTTCTTATCTGGACGTGGTACTTTTTGTGGAGGGGGTAAATCTTAAAAGGCTGAAGCCAGATTATTCATCTGAAATCATTTATGAAAATATAGGTAATGCCCGGATGAACTATGTCGGTGTGCAGAATCGGATCTATTACACAAACGATTCGATCATTGGATATTACGATATTTTGTTCCATGAGGCCATTTCATTCGCCGAAGTCACCCAGACCTATAAAACAAAAATGCCTCCAGGGCACCTCATCGAGTGGTATATGGGGCGCCTGATTGTAGCACGCGGAGGGGAACTATGGGCATCTGATCCTATGGCTCCCCACCAGACGGATACCAGGAGAGGATTTAAGCAGCTTGGAGGCTATCTAACCATGATACGTGCTGTCCAGGATGGCCTGTATGTTTCCAATGGCGAGAAGACCTTCTGGCTTGCCGGAGAGTTCGCGGAGATGACGCGCACCAACGCCGATGAGCACCCAGTGATTATAGGATCGGATGTAAGGGTTGACGGAGAATTTGTAGGCGGCAAGGGCTTTCCGGGATGGGTGATCGTGTGGATGACAAAGACCGGTATGGCTGTGGGGCCCGCCGGCGGAGAGGTGGTCAAAGTTAATCCATATTTTCGGCCGGAACTTGAATATGCCGGCGCGGCCATGGCCCACAAGATCGTCAAGAATACAAATCAGCAATTTTACCAATATTTGATCACTCAGAAGATTTCTCCCGACGTGATCATGGATGCGTCCAGTTATTTATTTAAATCGACAGGATCTTTGACGGCTTCAATATTAATTTCTTAAAGCGAGGCAAGGCGAGGCGTTGCGAGGTGAGGCAAGGCAGGTCTAGGCTCGGCAAGGCAAGGTTTCTAAATTTTTTCATAGGGGGAAAAATGCCAGCAAAATGTAAAGTAACCATTGAGGGGATGGGGAAGGGGATCTTATTTAATAATCCCCAGGGAATGATCCGAACAAAAACAGCAAAGAAGATTTCCTACAAGCCCGAAGACGAAGCGGAGAAGAGTTGTTACTGGAATGAGGACAAAACAGAAATCGGAATTCCGTCCTGGAATATGCGCTCTGGATTGGTTTATGCGGCATCTGGTTTGAAATTACCTTCAAATAAGAAAAAAAGTTTAGCTCCGTGTATTTCCGGGGATGTTCAAATAGGCCCCGATTTTTTAAGTTTTGGGACAAAGAAATATGAGATTTTTACCACCCGATGCGTGATTCAACGTCAGGGAGTAATAAAATCCAGGGCGTGGCTTTCTAAGTGGCAATTGACTTTTGAGGTTTCATGGGAATTATCGACTCTAGAAGAAGATTTTCATCAGGTTATTTTGCCGGAACTTCTTACCATTTTGGGAGAATCGGTGGGCATTGGAGATTTCCGGCCTGCCAAAAAGGGGCCCTTTGGAAAGTTTAGAGTTGTTAGTATTGAAAAGATTTAGCCTCCAATCGAAGCGAGGCAAGGCGAGGCGAGGCAGGGCGAGGTTTGGCCAGGCTAGGCAAGGCAAGGGTTTTAAAATTTAAGGGAGGGATTGATGATTACATTCAGTAAGATCATGGGGGATTACAAAGGAAAGATTCCATTCAATCTCGTAGACAATCAAAAAATTCTCATAATGCCCCTGGGCGATATTCATTTCGGATCTCGCGGATTTCCATTGGAGCGATTTAAAACTCATCTGGAATGGGGCATGGAACGTGGAGCTTATTTTTTGGGGATGGGAGAGTATCTTGATTTCGCTGCTCATTCCCAGAGGGGATTAATGGGGCAATTACGCGATAGTACAAAAGAAATTCTTGACAAAATGATTCTTGACCAGACGGAAGAATTTCTCAAGATTGTTAAATCTACCAAAAGTAGATGGATTGGTCTCTTAGAGGGAGATCATCGATGGGATTTTGCCGACGGAACATCGGTTGATCAAAGAATTTGTAAGGCCGTGGATGCTCCGTTTCTGGGTTCGGCCGGGTTAATCCGCCTGAAGATGCACAAACACCCAAAAGATCATCCAGAAGCCGATGTAATTATTTATTGCCATCACGGAATCGGTTCGAGTCGGACAGAGGGAGGACACCTACATCGTTTATCCGATCTCCTGAAATTTATCGAGGCAGATGTATATTTAATGGGTCATTCTCACGCCAAGATTGCGGCTCCCATAGACAGACAGATGATTACTCCGGACGGTATTCATTCCCACAGAACGAAATTGATCGCCAGGACCGGAAGTTGGTTTTTGAATTATTATTCTACTGGTCCCTTTAGATTGGAAGAACCAGCGTTTAAGTCCAGAGGAAATTATCCGGAATTGAAATCCTATCCGCCTTCAAGTCTCGGAGGTATAGCAATCGGAATCGGTTTTGAGCAGATCGAAAAATCGAAATATTATCGACCCATGATTCACATTTCTCTTTAGGATAGAACATGATGTATCCCGGCAGGGCCCGGCCCGGCCCGGCTAGGCAAAGTGCGGCAAGGCAAGGGCTTTAAAGATTTTAATGAGGGTGATCGAGTGAAGATTTGGCATCTGAAAACCTATCCGTATCCAATAAGGGTTGTTTTACTCCTAAGTAAACGTGGGCAAGATGCCAGAAATTACCTGGCTAAGAAGTATCCAAGTATAGATGTTTCTGATCTTTGTCATTCTGATGGATGTTCGTTTTATTTTCATAAAGGACGGAATAGGAGAGTTTTTTTCGTTTGGATTAGCAAATTTTCATTGGACAATATTGATAGCATAACAACCTTGGGACATGAAATCTTTCACACTATTTCGAGCGTTTTTAATTTTATCGGGCTTGAAGAAAAACCCAGTGGCGAGGCAGGGGCCTATTACTTTGATTATTTGTTCAGGCAGGCCCTTAAAAAACTTACGGGGGGAAAGTGATGGTAATTTTAAGGGGTTGGATTTGGCTTAATATTGTTGGGATGTTTGGCTATCTCATGGTAATTTTGGCCATGCTTCACGGCTGGGGTTTAAAACCGGCATCCTGGTTTTGGACGATCTTCTTTTATTTCATCGCCGAGAATTCCTTCTTTATTGTTCTTTCAATTAGAATGTGGCTGACAGATAACTGGAATAAGAAGGAGGAAAAGTGAGGGGGAAAACGATGCACCGAATTTTCATCTGTGGAGCGATAACGCCGACGGGCCCAGGTAATCACGCCATTGAATACCTTATGAATGTGAGAGCCGGCGTGGCGGCGGCCAACGCCTTGATACTGGCCGGATTTGTTGCCTATTGTCCGATGATTGACTTTCAGTTTTTTCTTAGTCTCTATCCCGGAGAAGAAATCAGCGAAAAAGTCATTCGTGAATGCGCCGTGAGCTTTGTCGAACATTGGGCAGAGGCCGTTTTGGTACTTCCGGGATGGGAGGAATCGAAGGGAGTAAGGGGAGAAGTGACTGCGGCCATAAAATGTCAGATTCCTGTTTTTTACGACGAAATGGGCATTACCAAGCATTTTGAAGCATACGATTTAATCTATAAACACTGAGGGGAGGGGAACGTGACTTGGGAGGAAGTGAAAAGTAAGGGAAGCGAGCATTACAAGACAGGAGCAATAGAGCCCGTCGATCTCTATAAATCGGCTGGGATGCTTAGGCATTTTGCGCTGTCAAGTATCATAAAATATGCTTTCCGAAATGCAGACATCTATCGGCCAATTTCCATAAGTGATTTGGAGAAGATTAAACACTATGCGGATATATTGATAGCTGCTTTCGGTCTACAGAAAAAGACTTATGAATATGGTGGCTTTGTCGGATTGCGTGAGCGTCCATGAATCCCTGGATGGCCATTCTAATATTTATTCTTTCCATCGCGGACGACGTTCTTGTAATTTTATTTCTAAGAAGAGTTGTCGCGGGGAAGAGGGGCATAGCCGGACTTCTCTCGGGCGCCTTGACTGGCCTAATCTCTTTCGAGGTCGTGATTTATGCGACCGAGCCAATATACGTGATCCCGAATTGTATGGGTAGCGTAATCGGTACATGGTTGGCCATGTGGCTTGAAGAGAAACTTCCGAAACAGAAAGCTAGGGACAGCAAAGGTAAGTTCAAGACCCCACCTCCAAAGTTGCTGCAGGTGGAAAAAGAAATTTAATAGGGGGATTCATGAAAGATACTCGTTTGGTTGGGGTGAAAGCAATCGAGGATAAAGGAAGTGGCATTTACGTGATTCACTTCATGTTTGAACCTCATATCGTTATCACGGGGACCATGGGAAAGGTGATCACGTTGAAAATGGACAGAAAGGCCACCGCTTCAGAGATTGCTAATTATCTGATCAAAGTCAGTCAGATGATTTTTGACGAACTGAAAAAGGGTTAAATCGTCCCCAGCGGTGCCCGGCCAGTGCCGTTTGGGATTATATGCAAGAAAATAAAGGGCGGGGTATGGACGCTCGGATGAGTGTTTACCTCGCCCTTTTATTTTATCTAAACACAGGAGGAAGGAATATGGCAATCAAGCTTAGCACTGGTTTAAGGAATTTTCTGGTTGGTGGAGGCTCGTTACGCAAAGCCTTCGAAGATGGAATCCTGAATATTTATTCAGGATCAGCACCCGCAAGCGCGGACGATGACGACACTGGCGTTCTTCTGGTTCCGATCACCCTTGCCAGCGGAGCGGTTACGGCAGGAGCAAGATCAACGCCCGATCGATGGGCCGTAACGGTTCCAGACAACGTTAACTCTCATACCTACAAACTCAGGATCGCGGTCGGCGGAGTTAATCACGATTTTATTGTAACGAATCCTGCTTCAGCTCCAGCCTATAGGGATGTTATCGCCGAACAAATGGCCTTACTGATCAATGACGATCCACAGTTTCAGGCGATTGCCGCAACGCATGGCACAGACGCAGGACTTATTTTAATTCAGTGCCGGATTGCTGGGCTTGTGATCACGATAACGGACAATAACGGGACGAGTACCTTCATCAGTCTGGTGAATACTCAGGCCGGAAGCCCAATCAATAGCCTAAAACTTGGTGTTCCTGCTCTAGGCGTAATCTCCAAAGTTGGCGTATGGTCTGGCGAGATGAACTATTCCGGAACGGCCGGATATTTCCGTCTGGTGACAACCCGGGATGGCGCAGATCTCGATAGCGATTATTCGGATTATCGTATTCAGGGCAACGTCAGTACGTCCGGCGCGGAGTTGAATCTTTCAAATATAAATCTTGTGGCCGAGGCTACCGAGACCATCAGTACCTTCACCCTGACCGAACCCGCAAGCGCGGCATAAAGATTGTAAGGATCAAGGAGGAATAAAAAATGGCTGTTTCCTGCACACTTTCAAATCACTTTAAATATCAACGTGATCTAGGGCTGATCAATCTTTCCACAGATGCCATAAGGATCTTGCTCATGCGCACGCTCTTTACGTTCAATAAAGACGATCATGCCAAGTTGATCAACGTCAAGACGACAACTGGGGTAATTTCCTCGCTGACCTTCACAGATAGCACGAATATCCTTACCCGAGGAGCCGGTTCATTCGTCACCGATGGCTTTGTTGTCGGAATGAAAATAACAACGAACTCTGGCAACTCACCCAATCAGGGCCCATTCTTGATTTCTAATGTGAATTCGAATGGATTGATCTTGACGGTAACAGATATGGCCGGAGCAGATCCTTCGTTAACCGGTGGTGCCGAATCGAATATCACCGTGACAGGGGACGACGAACTGCCCACAAGCGGGGGATATACCGTAAACGGCGAACTATTGACCAGCAAGGTTTTGACTGAAGAGGATGGTACCGATGTCAGCCAAATGCTTTGCGCTGATATTTCGTGGACGGGAACCGGTGCGGGATTCGGCCCGACGGCAGGTGCGATTCTCTATGACGATACCACATCGGATGATACCATCATCGGGTATCTCAATTTTGGCACAGATCAAACCGTAGCTGCGGCTGCATGCCTCGTTATCACGGGGTTGGGTATCCAATCGGCATAGATTTTAGCGTAGTGGATATCCATGCCATTACGCTAATTTCTAACGGAGCTTCTTGATGCCTTACGATCCATATACTAAATCCGTCTTGCACTTCAACGGCGTGAACCAAAGTCAGGTCTTTACTGACGAACTGGGGATCGTGTGGACTGCTATCGGGGACGCACAGTTAGATACCGCGGTGAAAGTCTTCGGTAGTGCTTCTATGCGTAGGCCCGCCGGGACCGGGAATTATATCTCCGCCCCACTCACTGCGGCAATGAACCCCGGAACGGGAAATTTCACTTTAGATTTTAGACATCGTTGGAATGGTACTCCAACGTATCAGAGATTTCTTTATTTTGGAACTCTTTATACGGGTTTCCATTTAGATTGGTATTCCGCCAGTACTCTACGTGTCAGATGTGAAAATACAACTACAACTTTTTCTTGGACTCCATCGGCAGACACTTGGTACCATATTGCCATAACTAGAGAGGCTGGAACTATACGGGCATGGATAAATGGAACACAATTAGGATCGGACCAATCTAATTCTGGTAACATAAATCCCAGTACCGGTGCGATGTATATTGGTCATGATCCTGACTATTCTCAGAGTGGAGACGGCTGGTTTGAAGAACATCGCTGGAGCAATGGGATATCCCGATGGTCCACCACCTTCACTCCGCCATTTTACGAATATGGCGAGTCGATATTTACCTCCACATCCAGCATCATCGTTCCTACGGTAACGAATCTTATCACCGTAACGGCGGAAAAGTTTTACTCCCTTGGTTCCTTGGTTGTTCCCACCGTTTATAATGAGGCTTGGACGGCGGATGCCGCGAATGATCTTCCTGCTTTGACCTGCGCGGCGACCGGCCGCGATAGCATGGCCGCACTTCGGGTCGATCTGCCAGCCCTGACGATTGAGGCGACTGGCCAAACCGGGGAAGTTGGAAGGGTTAGTGCATATCTTCCTGGATTAAGAATTGCGGCTACGGGATTGACTGGTGAAGTAGGTAACCTTGACCTTTCCCTCCCATTTTTAACGATCATTTCTTCTGGTGGACTGGCAGATTCGGCAG